ATGGGATCAGAAGAGCCGTTCGGCGAAGTTTTCGAGGGCTGCCGGGTGATATGGGTAGTTGAGCAACTACAGGACGGGAAATGGACGGCGCGTTACTGCTGGCACGCGGGGATTTCGGCCGAATCAGGCAGGGCGCTACAGAGTGATGTACTTAACGGCAAGTCGAAGCGACTGCTGGCCTTGTATCCGACCGAGGCAGAGACGATCGCCGCCATCAAGGAAGCTGTGCTGCTGGAGGCAAAGTGGCAGGGAAGTCGATAAAGCATCTGGAAGCCTTGTCGAATTTTTTGTGCGTGATACTAGCCACAGAATCAAAAGCCATGTATAGTCTTGTTCTTCGTTGAACGGCAGTGCCGGCAGCGAAGAATCTCTACGGTGGCTGTAGCTCAGTTGGTAGAGTCCAGGATTGTGATTCCTGTCGTCGTGGGTTCGAGTCCCATCAGCCACCCCAATAGAATCAATGCTTCGCAGGTTTGCAGTTACTGACTTGCGATGATTTTTGGAAGATGAGTTTCCAAAATTGGAAGATGCCCGCCAGACTGAGCGGGCATTTTGCATTTCAGCGCGTCGCTTTCACTTTGCGCTCGCGGCGACGGTCGTACACCTTGGCGACCATCTTGCCATCAGTGTGACCCGTGGCGTCGATGATCTTGGTATCTCCACCAGCCATTCGATCAGTGACCGCGCTGGGTCGCATATCTGCCAGGGCGAAGCGGCGGAATGCGACTTCCTTCTTCGCAGCCTCTGCCTCGCAGTAGGTCATGAGGCGTGTCCAGATCGTTGTCCACCCGCTGCGACTGTACTGCTGCCCGGAAGTGTTCCCGAAGACATACATGCCGGCGGTGCGCTGCAAGGCCATAGCCTCGTCAATCACCGCGCGCAGCTCGGGCGACCAGTGCACCAGCTTCCAGCGCTGCGCCTGGCCTGCCTTCCGCTTTCCGATCGGCACCTGCAACCCTTCAGGCAGGATCCGCTGACGCAGCAGTCCTCGCATCTCGTCTGGGCGGCTGACTGTCAGGAAGGCGGTATAGGCACACAGCGCCATGATCTGGTAGCTCCCGCCACGCTGGCGCGCCACGTCACGCATCAGCGCAATCTCGGCATCCGTCACGACTCGGTCCTTTGGCTTCGTCGGGTTGTACTTGATGCCGCGGCACGGGTTCTCTTCCAGATCACCCTGGCGCCGCCCGTACTCGAGCACCGCGGAGAGCAGGGCGATTTCTTTGTTGGCCTTGGCCGGCGCACCCTTCTTGGCCCGATCAGCCAGGTACCGATAGATGTGCACCGGCTTGATGGCAGCAGGTCGCACCTTGCCGAACACGCCGACGAGTCGCTTCGCCTCGTTCCTGTTCTCATCCAAAGTGCCTTGTGCCTTTCGCAACTCGCTATCCTTAGGCAGCGATTCCTGCCAGTCGAAGTAGCTTTCGAACAGTGCCTCAGTGGTACCGGATCGGACCACGTTCCCATTCAGTTCGTTGGCGCGCCGGATCGCATCGTCCTTGATAGCCGCCACGGCTTCGGCATCGCGCGTTGGCGCCGACAGCCGGAATGCCCACTTCCCGTCGGCGAGCTTGTAGCCGAAGCTGGTGGTGCGATCGCCGTAGCGCGCGTAAAGGCGGAAGGGCAGGCCATCGGGCCGCTTGCGTCGTCCGATCATGATCAGATTGCAGAGAAGTCGGGTTCGACCTCGGCGGCGGTATCGGAGGCAACAGCCTGCGCCATGCCGCGCATACGCGCCTCGAAGTAGGATCGGTCAACCTGGGGGAATCCGCGCAGGTTGGGAATGAACGGTACACCATTGCGTGCCAAGTGCCGGCGCATACAGGCATAGCTATTGCTGGCGCATCCGATCACATCTGCCAGTTCATCTGCGGTCAGGAACACTCCCATCTCGCTCTCCATTTCCCATAGTGCCGTTATCACGGCGATGATTCGTTCTGCTGCTTGTTCCACTGCAATTATTGGTTTTGAATAATTCGGTCGAAATACTCGCGCCGCATAAGCGGCTGTAAAGTTAGGCGGTCGGATAAGCCGATCCAGGCTGGCCGGGCTCGTTGCTGCCGGTGCAAGCCAGGTTGTGATCGCCTGCCTTCGGGCATCGCTTGTTGCCGCAGGTCGGACACAGAATCATCCGATCAAGAAATGGCCACGCACTTCTGTTCTCGTTGACGTATTGCTTCCAACATTGATGGCAGCAATAGCGGTTCTCGGGATCGATCACGATTCCCTCCCGCCCTTCGCCTCGCCCTCCGTGGCAAGCTCGACGCAACGTTCCAGCGTCGCGGCGGCCACGGCGTTGAAGCCGACAGGCGTGTTTGGATACCACTGGAGCGTCCAGCATTCGCCCGTGCGTAGGATTTCGTCCCGATCATCGGGCGTCACGTCATAGCAGCCATCCGGGCCGCAGTGGTCGATCAGCCAATCCACAATGGGCTGATAGATCAGCGCGTGGTCGTTGTGCTGGATGGTCAGGCCGACATTCGTCAGCGCTTTCAGCTTCTCAAACATTGCCATCCCCCTTCGCCTCGCCATTCCCCGCAGACGGGGCGGCAGGCATAGGCATCCAGTGCGTGGGCGGTGCTTCTTGCGTAAATCCACCATCCCAACTCCACCAACTTGCGCCGCAGTCTTGGACGCTTTTGCCGAGGTATTCACCCGTTGTCGAGTGATACTCGCTGGTAGTCTCTTCCCACTCGCCCCATGCGCCGGACGTAACTCGTTCATCGCGGCATAGCAGAATCTCCGTGCCATCTTTCGGCGCCGTCTCGATCGGCTGCCAAGCCTCCCCGCTGCCAGGCTGGCTGGCGCTTTCGAGGGCGCGGATGCGAGCGATCAGGGCATAGATAGTCGACGGTCGGGTGGCGTTGTGATAGTCCACGCGCACGTTGAAATGATTTCCATCCGTACGATTCCCGCGCCACCGTTCTTCGTCGGCGATACGTTCCAGCGCATCCAAATCCAGCTTCTCAGCCATTGCTCTCTCCTGTGGCGGCGGCGCGCTCCATTCCGATCTTCCGCAGATACCAGGGCGACAGACTGGCCCAATCGAATTCGTCTTTGAAGTCGCCGCAGTGGTGCTCTCGTGTCGTCAGCACATGCCCGGCTTCGAGTGGGCGATTCACTCGCATACCGAGCATGGCGTACCTCTCTGCGCCTGACACTGGCGCGCTCTTGTGGCATTGGCCAACCAGCGTATTGACCCGATGCCACCAATCACAACCGGCGCAGCAAGGCCCATGCTTCGCATAGAAGCGGTCGGCTAGCTCCTGCTCTTGGTCGGGAATGTCAACCACGCTCGCCTCCCTTCTCTCCCGACTGCTCGCGGGACATGGCGGCGATACCATCCAGACATTCACGCACGATCTTGGAGAGTGACGCCGGCACAGGTAATGCGCCTTGTCCGCCAGCGTCCAGCGCCAACCGTTTGATGCGCTCGAACCGTTCGAAACGCTCCCTCTTGTCGCTCTCTCCCGCAGGTTGGGCATAGAGCGGAACGTCATAGCCGCCACCTTGGCCGTAACTGAATGCGGCACTGTCGTGATCGACCGCTGGATTCCAGAACGCCACCGGCATCGCCACCGCCCCCGCATCGGCCTGCACCTGCTGGGCGGCATGTGGTTTCGATGCGCACGCCATATCCCAGCCCATGCGGACACATTCAAGCGCATCATTTCCGTACTTATAGCCCTGCCGCTCTTTCTCTGCCCAGGCTTGTTCAAATGTTCGCGCGGGCAGTTTGGAAATCGCATCAGCGATGGCTGCTTCGCGGCTTGCATTGTTCGTGACGTATTGCCCGGTGCACTGCAAGAATTCGGCAATCACATGCTGCTTTACAGCTTCACTCAGGCCGTGCATTCCGGGTAGGCAGGTTGCACCTTTGCAGACCGTGCACCATTTCGACGTAAGCCATTCCGCCTCGCGCTCATCCTGCTGCGCCGATGCGGCCGGGGCGGTCATCAGCGCTCGGATGCCGGCAACCCATGTCATGCCGGTCAGATCGCCGCTGCTTTTACGCAGCGTCAAATGCCGCTTGGTTTCGCCGCCGCCTTCGATAGTCGTGGTTTCGCGCGTCGTCTCGATCAGTCGCGCGGCTTCTTCCAGCCCTGCGTTGCGGGCATTCACCCCCGCGCCCATTTCCCCAGGCTGGCGAGGGGCGGCGAGTAGACGCGTCTTGCGCACCGCGTTGTTCACGATACTTTCGGCCCATGTCCGCGACGAATCTGTGTGCTCGCATATTTGCGTAATAAGCTCATTGCGCAGCGCTACCGTCAGCCCACCCCCCGCCTGTTGCGGGGCGCTCGGGGCGGATTGGTAGGCAGACATGTCCGGGCCCTTGCGGATCGCCTTCGCAAGATCGTGGGGATCGTCGTACATCCAATCGCCAGTGCGCGGATCGGTGTATTCCACCACCAGCGCGGCCCAATCCAAGCCGTCTTGATGGCCGGATAGGTAGTCGGCGCTCAGCGTGCCGGCGAAGTCCTCACGGATGTATGAGGCTTCCTCATGCTCAGGCTCTTGGCTGTCTTCGCACCATGTATGCGAGCCGCCTTCGCCAACGCCGCGTTGCAGCCAGATTCGTTTCGGTGCCCATTCGTTAGGCGTATTCGCCGCACATTCTGCGGTGATTGGCGAGCTATTCGCCGCATTGGTGGTGGTCATGCTGCTTCCTCGAATAGTTGGTCTTCTGCGATTTCGATCCGGTGCACGCGCCCGGGCAGATCGTGATTCATCGGGTGACGGATGCCCCAGGTGCGCAACAGCGCATCGAAGGCAGCCTTCGGCGGAACAGGGCGCAGGTTCTGGCTCAACGATCCGCGACGGATGCGATTGCGCATCTGGAGCACTGCGTTATGCTCGGTGATGCTGTAGTACAGCCGGCGCTTTCCAGGCTCTGTCTTGCATACGCGCGTGGTCAGTGCATTGCCGAGGTCCTTCAGGATCTTCGTGACCGTCGTGTCGGCGCAGCGGATCTCACAGGAGAACGGGCCGGCGCAGATCTCACGGCCAGACAGCAGAGCGTCGATAACCTTGATGCGCGTCGAGGTCTTATGCTTCATCACGATCTCCGGCTCATCTTGTCGGAGCGAGCACGGCGCACCAGGTTCTCGAGTTCAGCGATCTGGCGGCGCTGAGCGCGAATTTCTTCGGCCGCATCTTTGTGGAGTTGCTTGGCTTCCGCGCTCTCGCAGTATTCGTTGTGCGCTTCGAGCCGTTCGACGATGTCACGCATGGCAGTTCTCGATGTCGGGAGGGGGAGCCGCGCTGATCTCGGTATCCGTGGCGTCTTAGCCCACAGTTCGTCTTAGCGGGTCAGCCCCCGCATTTCCCCCGTTGAAACTTAGTCTTCCTCAGCCGTCACCGGCTCTTGCTGCGGCTCCGGATCGTCACCAAACAGCTCGCCGACCGTCTGCGGCGGCGGTGCCTTCAGCGTGATCGTGATGTCTTGCTGAATGCGGTGGGTCAGAATGCCGCCGTCGTGCTCATCCGGATGTGCCACGACGCGGAACTTGAACAGCACCGTGCCGCCTTCCTGCGGGGAGATACGCACGTCCTTCACGGTGCAGTCGTCGAGTTGGATATTGCTGTCGCCACCTAGCCCGTAATCGATCTCGAGCGTGTACCCCTTGCCCTCCCAGCCCCAGGCGAACGGCTGCATCTTCTGGAAGCGGCGCGCGGTCAGTGCATTGCGATCGGGCTCGACCAGATCCGCCTGGTCTTCGGCCTCCTTGTACAGCGCCTCGCGCAGGCCATGCTGCAGCGAGTCGAGAGCGGTGGCAGGCATTGCAGCCTCAAGCATCAGATCGGCGGCCGGCATGGCCTGCTTGCCGTGCTTCTCGGCGCGCGGGTTGTAGTTCGTCAGCTTGACGGGTTGAGCGGTGAGGATTTCGAACATGGTCGGTGGCTCCGGAGGTTATGCGGACTTGCGTTCCAACTCGGCGATCATCTGCTGCAGCTCGGCTTCGAACTGGAGCAGAGCAGCGGCGAGCTTGGAGATGTACTCGTCATCGCGCGGAATGCGCTGCACGTACAGGCGCAGGCGCTCGCACTGGCGCGGGTCGTAGCTGATGAAGTCCCACCAGGCGCGGCCAGTCACGAGCATGTTTCCCTGTACCTGCGGCATGTGCTCTTCCGGCATACCGGTCAGCCAGGTATTGATGTGCACGGCCTCGTCGTGTGGAGACTTGATTTCGATGCCGCCGTCGCTGGCCACCAGGCCATCAGGCGATGAGCCGATGAAGTCGTAGCGCGGGTGCACGACGAACGGGCTTTCCTTGACGATGTTGCCGGTCACCAGTTCGTAGAGCATCACGCACGGACCCTCGACCTCGGTGCCCCAGTTCAGCGCTTTGCCGCCGATCTCGTGCACAGGGATCTGCGCCATACGCTCGAATGCGAGTTGACGCATCAGTTTCGAGCGCTCGGATGTGGGCTTTCCAGCTTTGGTCAAAGCGATCACGTCGACAAAGCGAGAACCAGTGATGCGGCCGGCGCGCGCCTCGCGCCATTCTTCAGTACGTTGCTCAGCCATTTTGTTGCTCCTGAGCTTCGGTTTCGACTTCACCAGTCAGCGACTTCAGGCGCGCCAGTTCGTCCGGGCCGATGGCTTTGCGATCTTCCTTCGTCATGCGGCCCCAGGCTTCAGCCAGCGATTCGGCGCCGCCTTCCTGTGCCACGAGCTCAAGGTCCGCGATGATGTTCAGCAGCCGGCCGTCGCGCTCTGCCGGCTTGGGCAGCGCCGCCTGGGCGATCTGCGCCGGCGTGGCATTGCGCGGGGTGATGTCCTTCTCTTCCGGGTAGTCGCCAATCTCTTCAGCGATAGGCACGCCCTTCAGAACGTCCGGGAATACGTCACGCAGTGCGAAGGCGCGAGCACGCATCTGCAACATGCGCTTCGGATATTGCGACCACGGGCCTTGCTTGCCAGACAAGCCGGCCTGTTTGGCATCGTCCATCGAGAACGTGCGCACCTGCTCGGCTTCGCCGCGGCGCTTCACCTGGCAGATGGCCGTCTTGCCGTCTTCCGAGAGCGTCTCGTGCACGTACTCGCACAGGGCAGATGCGCGCACCAGGGCGATCACAGCATCACCCCAAAGAGCAGGGCGGCCATTGATCACGGCGATGTTTTGCATGGCCTGCATCGGCTTGAGTCCGAGTTCCATACCCCACTGGATAGCGACCAGCACGTTGCCCGGCTTGCCCATGAAGTCCTTGGGCACAATCGAGGAATCCGACAGGACCTCGGCGAACTTCATCGCCTCGTCCAAGGAACGGGGCGACAGGTCAAAGTGGGAGGTGGTGGTGATTTCGTTCACGGTGATCTCCAATGCCCGAGACTTGGCCGGGCGTTATGGGGTTGGTCAGGCTGCTTCTTGGAATTCGGCATCGACGACGGTGGCCGCGTCGATAGCTTCATCGCGGGACTGGCGAGCGTTCTCCAGTTCCTCGGCATCGCCGGTCTGCTCGGCGTAGCGCCACTGGCGCAGGGCATCGAGCATCTGATACGCGGCGTCGCGGATCTGCTTGTCGGCAGCATCGGCTTGGGCTTGGCGTGCCGCTTCGTCGCGGCGGCGCTGCTCTTCCGCTTCGCGCTGCTGGCGCTCGAGTTCGGCGCGCTCGTCGGCGATGCGCTTGGCTTCGGCAGCTTGGCGTTCCCGCTCGGCGGCCAGCAGTCGTTCCTGCTCTGCACGCTCGGCGCGCATCTGGGCTTCTTCGGCGGCCAGACGCTCGCGGGCAATGCGGTCGGCTTCGGCGCGCTCCGCTGCCATCTGGCGTTCGTGGGCCTCGCGCTCGGCGCGCAGGGTGGCTTCCTGGGCGGCACGCTCGGTGGCAAGGCGGCACTCTTCGGCCTCACGTTCTTCGCGGGCCTTGCGTTCTTCCTCGGCACGGGCTGCAGCGGCAGCGGCTTCCCGCTCGGCAGCTTCCTTCCGCAGCCGTTCCAGCTCTTCGCGTTCGGCTGCCAGGCGGGCGGCCTCGGCCTCCTGTTCTGCCTTCAGGCGCGCGGCTTCTACTTCGCGTTCTATGGCAGCAGCGTGAATCTCGCGCAGCTTGTCGAGCGTTTCGTCCTTGGCGAGTTGGGCCTGCCCTTGGAACTCTTCGAAGGTGGCGTCGACAGCGGTACCGTCGATGTCTGCGATCACCTCCTGAACCTGAGCCGGCGAACGGCCTGCAGCGAAGGTGACGGCGTCACGGATGCGTGCAATGCGCGCCTGCTGCACAGTAATGCGCTGGCGCTCTGCAGCAGCCTTGGCTTCCTTCTCCCGCTCGCGCTCGGCATCCCACTCGTCACGCATCGTGCGCAGGCGGGTTTCCTCTGGCTCGATGATCTCGATCAGCCGCTTCTCTTCGGCGATCACCGCCTTGGAAAATGCGTTCGCATCGTCACGCGCCGCCTTGCCGGCCTTGGTGATCGAAACACGCGCATTGGCCAGGGTCATCATGGCGCCGTGCGCCTGCTCGCGGCCAGCGGTGTTCTTAATCTCCACGATGTCGGCGTGCTTCTCCGCCAGGGCCTTCAGGTTGGCTTCGTGCTCGGCGGAGCCCAGTGCCACGGCAGCGCGTTGCGGTAGGGTCAGTTCGGTGGACTTGCTCATTCCTTGATCTCCAGAAATTGATTTGCTTTGTTACACATGTTTTCCCAGTGGGTGTCCCATTGCTCCGGCGTCCGCATCGCATAGCCGGTTTCCGATACCAGCTTCGGATGCGTCAGTCGCGCGACCTGGCCAAGCATTTCGTCCCAGCACAGGCCATCACAGCGGCGCCCGTCCGGCAGAACCACGTCGAAGGATGTGCCGCGAACTTCGACCGTGAAATGGCGGTCTAGCGGCTTGTCTGTGAAGCTGGTCATTGCGTGACTCCAATCAGCGGTGCATCCACCCAGCCGGCGAGGCCCATGGCGAACAGAAAAAACAGGGTGAATGCGGCTTCGGCCAGTCGCGGGTTGTCTTCGATCCACTGCTCGAATGCTTCGCGGTTCATAGCTTCCTCACGATGTCGGCCAGCACCACCACGCCCACGAACAGGATGCCGGCGACGGTGGCGAGGAACAGGCGGCGGTTATTGCGCGCCTTGCGGATGAGGGGGTCGTCGAGGTCGATCACAGCACCCTCCCGAATTCCTTGAATACCTTCTGATCGGCCTGCAGTTGGCACAGTGCGGCGAACGCATCCCACTTCAGAGCGCCGCGCTCGAACTCCGAAAGCTCGAAGATCCGATCGATGCGCGAGAGAACGTCCTCGAGCTTCTGGGCCGTCTCCGGGCGCACGCAGCAACTGAACAGGTTTTCATGAGTGGCCTGACGCGCCACGGCTTGATCGGTCGTCATCTCAATACCTCCCGTAGTCGGGTTCGGCCGCGCCGTCGTCGTAGTCTTCCTCGGCCCGCTGCGTGCAGTAGTCGAGCCAGTACGCTTTGACCGCAGCGCGCATCGCGGCGCCCAGGGCAGCGTCATCGGTGCCAGCGAACGCCTTCAGGATCTCGCCGCACTTGGCCTTGTCGGCCATCACCTCGGACACGGCTTCGTCCAGGTCGCGGTAGGGCAGCGGCTGCATCTCCGCGTACTTGACCGCGGCCTCGAGATCGACCCAGTTGGCGCGCTGCTCGGCGCGGTCGAGATCGCGCATGTAGGCGTCGAGGTACTGGCTGTTGGCGCAGGGAGTGGCTTGCATTTCGGGCTCCATCGTGTGTGCTGCTGATGGAGTTATCTTAGGACGCCCTAAACCAACGGTCAAGAATTATTTTAGGCGCAGCTAAGTATAAGGGCGTAAAAAAGCCCGCGCGGTGGCGGGCTCTACGTAGATCGGTGGAGGGTCTAGCGCTTCTTGATCAAGTGCCAGATGGCGCCGGCAACGACGACCGGCCAGATCAAGACGGTTGCAAGGGCGCTGCCGGCTGGCTGCGGGTGAGCGCCTTGGCCATCCCTGAACCCGAGTTGATAGACCGCGGCGAGGGCGGCGCCGATCAGTATCCAGGCTGCTGCGAAAGCGAATTCCACGCTCAACCTCCTACTCTGTACTGCGATCGTTCGTACCGCATTTCAGATCGTCTCTGAGCTTTTGTAACAATTCCCCAGTCAGGGCGTAGCAACCCAGCAACGCACGGAATGTGTCGCCTTGTTGCAGGCCTGAGGCGCTGTATCCAATTCCGCCACTCGGAAGCAGTCGGATCTCGATGGTCGGGATCACCACCTGCTTTTCCTTCCGGTAGTCATCCAGACTTACTACCTTTCTTTTGTCTTTTGCCTGGGCTTTCTGCGGCACCTTCGACCCCCGCTAAACGCCTGACGGTAGCGGCTGCTTCGTCAAAGTCGAGCAGCTTCTCGCCAGTCTTGATGACCCCCGTTTGGTCCGCGGTCGACTGCCGCGTGTCTCTGTTGGGGGTGACCTATGGTGCCACCTTTTTCAGCAGCCTCTTCGTTTACTTTTTGTGAAGTCAGATCTGCATATCCCTTAATTTGCACCAGGATCAGTTCCCTGGCTTTTACGGGAAGTGTCGCGATGAGGTCGATCGCCGCGGCAAGTTCAGGGTCAACGCTGCTTGCGCGCATCGGGCCCTCCCTGAACATCAGCCATTCCGGCCGGATATTCAGTGCCCTGCAGACCTTCAGGAGGTTGTCGCCGGCGATTGTCTTGGCCGGATTGATGCCAGCAGCGCCTACCCATGCCGAAACAGTGGGCGCAGACACCCCGACCCGCTCGGCCAGGCTGTTCTTGTTGAAGGTGCTTTCCTCGAGCGCCTTCAGGAGGCGGTTGTTCCAGGTTTCCATTAGGCGAGGCTAACGCAGTTCGTTTTAGCCGTACCTTGCAATTTCTGCTTAGGCCGACCTAAAATAGAGGCGACACAGACAGAGGTACGCCATGGACCAACTTGCAAACATCGTGATCGACCGACTCGGCGGCACTTCCGCCGTCGCGAAGATCTGCGAGATCAAGCCTCCCTCCGTGCATGAATGGCGCGAGAACGGCATCCCCAAAGCTCGACTGCAGTTCCTGAGGCTTGCCTATCCGGACGCCTTCAAGGGCCTGGAAGAGCCATCCGCTGCGCCTGCTGCCTGATACGCCGCCACCTTCGGGTGGCCTAACGCGATGCCTGAAGCATCGTTTTTTTGTGGCCAGTAGGGATAGTCAACCAACGGCAACCACTGGCAACCATTCGCAAGCCGAGGGTCTTATGCAGCGAGAAATGCCTTTCTTTGGGGAGGTACGACAGATGCAAAACGCGCCTGACGACCTGGTAAAGCGGTGTCGCCACGGTCTGGATGCCATTCGTCTCTGCATCCAGCTTTCCGGCCACACACACGACTTCATCCGCGAGCAACTGAACATCGACAAGGGCCACTTCAGCCGAATCATGCAGGGCAAGGCATGGTTCCCCGACACGAAGCGGATCGAGCTGATGAACATCTGCGGCAACCGGGCCCCGGCGCAATTCGACGCGCTCATGACTGGCTGCGAACTGGTCGAGCTCTCGAAGGACGCCAAGATCCGGGAGCTTGAGGAACAGTTGAGGGCGCTGAAATCCGCAGCATAGGGGACAGGTAGTAATGGCACGCGCACGCAACATTAAACCGGGCTTCTACGCGAACGAGGATCTGGCCGAGTGCTCGATCTGGGCGCGCTTCATTTTCCCTGGGCTGTGGATGATGGCCGACCGTGAGGGCCGGCTCGAATACCGCCCCAAGAAGATCAAGGGCGAACTTCTGCGTTTCGACAGCCAGGATGCCGAGCCTCTTCTTCAAGAGCTCGAAGCCCGAGGCTTCATCCTCGTCTATGAGGCCTCAGGGAAGAAGTACATCCAGATCCTTCAGTTCTCCAAGCACCAGAATCCACACCATCGGGAAGCGGAGAGCGTCATTCCATCTCCACAAAGCCTAGGGCTCGACCCGGTTACCAACTCGGATAAGCCTGGGGCTTTGAATTCATTGGAAGCTTGTGAAGCCCCAGACAAGCCTGAGGAAAGCCCCGGGCAATCCCAAGGCTCACCCCCTGTGGAAGGGGGGGCTAGCCGTGCTGATTCCGGATTCCGGATTCCTGATTCCGGATTCTCTGATTCCCCCATCGGCGGCAGTGGTGCTTCAGACGGTGATGGCGAGCGCATCNCGGGCGCCGCCGTCTCATCGAAGCTGATCGCCTGGGAGCGAGCCCGGGGCAAGGTTCCGCGGGGCATCCTCGGCAACGACGCCAAGGTGCAGGAACTCGCGGCCATGAACCCGACCGATGCAGAGCTGCGCCAGGCCTACGACCTCGCCGTGGCTGACCGTGACGCCACCGGAGACGCCGGGCCGATCAACGCCGGGTTCGTGCTCTCGCTGCTGGCCAAGGTCCGCAACCCGCCCAAGCAGCGCCCGAAGTCGCTCACCTCGATGACGAACGACGAGCTGATGGCCGAGGCGCAACGCGTCAACGCCAGCAGCCACGGCTGTAGCCGCGAAGCGCTCATCGAACGCATCCAGGCCAAACGCAAGCAACTCGACGGAGTCGCCGCATGACGCTCGACCGCACGCCACCGAACGCCCCCGACCGTGAACACAAGCCCGGCCGGTGCTCGGCCTGGGGCTGCCCGATGTGGGCCGGCATCAAGCTCGGCAACGACTGGGTGTGCGACTGCCACGCCTTCGCCGATGTCACGCAGTGGCAGGAGGTCACGGCACGCCTGAACCTCCGACTGCAGCTCGTGAAAACCGCGCACCGGGCGATGCACGCTGACCCGTTCAAGGGTTGGGCGCATGCCGCGACGGTCTACATGGCCAAGATCGGCAGGCCAGATTTGGCACCGATGAAGGTCACGCTGGCGCACCCGTACAAGGACCGCCATACCGGCGAAATGGTCGAGCGCAACACCATCGTCAACGAGTCCGAACACCTCCCACTGTGGGCGAACCGCCTGCGCTCCGCGATCTTCCGCGAGTGCGTGAACGGAATTCCGCAGGCCCAACAACCCGAGACGCGCGCGCAGGCCACCGGGCCCCAGACCGCCGCGTCGCTGCTGCCGGAGTTTGCGTGATGAGCGCCGATTTGTTCGCCGAGATCGAAGCCAAGGAACGCGCGCAAGTTGCGTGGCCATTCCCAAGCCAGCGCAAGCGCGAAGAGCAGAAGCTGATTGCGTCAATCCTTGGTCAGGACAAGCCCGAGAACCAGTGTTGCCACGATTACGCAAACTGCGCGAATCCGTGTGTCGTGCCCGATGAGCCTGCCGCAACTACGCCT